CACGGGCCGCCCGCTGGACGAGTTGGCGGGAGAGTTGGCACGGAGCGGTATGTTCGGCCCGGCACGCTCACAGATGATCGCCGTCACTGAGGTCACGCGTGCCTATGCCGAGGGCAACCGCCTAGCCTGGCAGGCGTCGGGTGTGGTGGATCGGGTGCGCTGGCAGACGGCAATGGACGACAAAATGTGTGATGCCTGCATCGCGATGGCTAATCAGACGGACACAGTAAGGGGCGACTTCGATGGGGCAGGCCCCCCCCTTCATCCGGGGTGCCGTTGTTGGCTTTTACCAGTCGTCAGCCCATATGAATAAGAGCGGCAATAAGTTGAGCCAAGTCGGCACCGTTCACAACATCGGACTCAGGGATACGGGCTACTTGCCAGCCATGCCGGGCGAGGTACCTGTTCTTCCTAGCGTCGCGGTTGGGGTCTTGATGCCAATAGGCGCCGTCAACCTCCAGCGCGATGCGGCGCGTGGGCAAGAGAAAGTCGACAGAATACCGGCCTATGGACGCTTCCTGTATGAAGTCGATCTGCATGCCGGTCAGTGCGGTTCGGACTTGGGCTTCGAGCGAGGTTTCGCCACGGAAGCGCCGGTAGCAGGCGAGCGAGCAGAAACGGCGGTTGGTGGCACTGGGCACGTCACGGAACGTGGTTCCGCAAGTCTGGCACTCGACGAAGTTCGGTGGGCGGCGGCACTCCTCCGAGCAGTAGTGCCGGTTCAAGTGTCTCTCGGCTACAAACGGCTTACCGCAACGTTCGCACGTTTGATACTTGGTGCGAGCCGTGCGGCAGGCATAGCTACAGAAGTTGTAGCGCTCGGCCTGAGAGGCAAGAACCGTGAAGGTCTTACCGCACTCAGGGCACACCTTGTCGACCTTTGGAGCCGCCGCGAGTTCACAAGTCTTGCTGCAATAGGTCATACCCGTCTGCATACGGCTCGGAGTCACGTAGAACTCGCGTTGGCATTGTGGGCAGACTCGATAAGAGCCTCGGCGCTTCCGCTGCGCTGGCCGAAACTTCATGTCCTCCCAAGTTGCAGGCATTGGCAGACTCCCGTGACGCGGATTCGCAATAAGTATATCAGTTGCAGTCTGCCAATGCAAGGTGCGCCCTAGTGGAAGTGGAGATTCGCGGCCTGGAGGAGTTGCAGCGCAAGGCTCACCGCCTGGGTACCGACATGGCGCCGACCATGAGCCGCACGATGGACAGGGCGGTGAAGTACGTGCACAGCACCGTGCCCCCCTACCCGCCCGCCCCGCCCGACAGCCGCTACCGACGCACCGGCCTGTTGGGCCGCAGCATCACTACTGAGGTGCGGGCGCTAGGCGGCACTACCGTGGGCGTGATCGGCACAAACGTGGCCTATGCGCCGGACGTGATCAGCAGCGAGCCCGCCAACGGGGCGGGGCCGCAGGCGTGGTATCACAAGCGGACGGGCTGGTACACGTTGCAGGACGTGGTAGCGAAAGCGGAGCGGCAGATCATCGCCATATTCGAGGCCGCCCTAGACCGGCTGATAGGAGACTGACATGGAGTGCAAGGCGGCCCCGGCGCTGGGCACCACGATTGACGGGCGCACTGTCACCGGCTTCGCGTCGGTGTTCGGTGTGGTGGACTCGTATAGCGACATTGTGATGCCCGGCGCGTTCAAGAAGACGCTGAAGGAGGGCGCAACCCGCGTGCGCCACCTCTGGCAGCACGACGTATACAGCCCGCCCGTCGCCACCATCCTGGAAATGCGCGAGGTGAGCGAGAAGCAGTTGCCCGACGCCATCCGCGACGTGTACCCCGAGGCCACCGGCGGCCTGCTGGTCAAGCGCGAGTACCTAGACACGCCGCGCGGGAATGAGGTGTTGGCCGGGCTCACCAGCGACCCGCCCGCCATCACGGAAATGTCCTTTGGCTTTGACGTGGTGAAGTTTGAGTACGTCCAGCACGCCAAGGCGGACGAAGCGCCCGGCTTTCCGGTGCGCTACCTACGCGAAGTGAAGCTTTACGACACGTCCGACGTGTTGTGGGGTGCCAACCCGGCCACCGCGAACCTCAAGGCCACCGCGTTTGCCGACGGGCGGCTCACCCACTTGCAGGCCGTTATCGCGCCCCTGCTGCTGCCCGACGCCATGCGCGTGGGGCCGGAGCTAGGCGAGGCGCGTTTGGCGGAGTTGAAGGCAGCGCTCGCCACAGTACAGACGATTCTAGCGACAGCCGAGCCGCCCGCCGCTGAGGATACCGACGCGGTGCAGGCACTCACTGAGGCGCTGGCAATCCGCCTGGCACTGGCAGAGCGCGAGTTCGCACTGATAGGAGTATGACAGTGAACGCACAGGAGTTGCGTGCGCAGTACGCGGCCAAGCTGGCCGAGGCCAAGGGCCTCCTGGCCGAAGGCAAGGCCACTGAGGCCACCGCCGCTATGGGGAAGGCCGACGAAATCAAGGCGATGCTGGACTTGGCCGCGCGTGTCGAGGCGGGCGACGCCTACATGAGCGAGCCGGGACAGGTCAAGGCCGCCGCCGCCGCTTGGCGTGAGAGCGCCCCGGACGAGGGCGAGCCGCCGGTTGACGTGAAGGCATGGCGCTCGTTTGACCTCAAGACCCCTATGGGCGAGGTCAAGACGTTCCGCTACAACGTGCCTATCGCCGTACAGGCCAAGGGGTACGCCCCGGCTTTCGAGGCGTATCTGCGCAAGGGCCTCAGTGACATGGGGCCTCAGGACAGGAAGACCCTCTCGGTCGGTATTGACACTGCTGGCGGCTTCCTGGTGCCCGAAGACCTCCAGACGGAGATGATCCGCAAGATCGCCACAATGGCAGTCATGCGTCAACTCTGTCGTGTCACTCAGACCAGCCGGGACGTATCGACCTGGCCGCGCATCAACTACACCACGGACGATATCTACACCTCCGGCGTGCGCTTGACCTGGACCGGTGAGACCCCGGCCACGGCCACCACGCACCGCGTTACCGACCCGGTCTTCGGGCAGGTGAGCATCCCCGTTCACACGGCGATGGCGTCCATGCCGATCACTAACCAGCTGATCGAGGACGCCGCGTTCGACGTGCAGGGCATCGCTACCGACCTGATTGGCGAGGCGTTTGCCCTGGGCGAGGATAACGTGTTTATCAACGGCACGGGCGCGGCCCAGCCTATGGGCCTCCTAGCCCAGGCTGGGGACGAGGGGCCTGCCGCCGTGAAATTGGGCGCAACTGACGTGCCCACTCTGGCGGGCCTGCTCAACCTCGAAGCGGCGCTGCCCTCGCAGTATGAGCGTGGCGCGGCCTTCTTGGCTCGCAAGGCCACCCTCTCCGTGTTGCGGCAGGCGGCCCAGACTACTAGCGGCCAGCTGCTCTGGGCGGCCTCCATGCCCGGCGGCTACCTCCAGCCGCAGCCCCCGACCATGCTGGGCTACCCGGTCTACAAGAGCGAGTTTGTCCCGGCCATCGCGTCGGGGGCCTACTCGCTGATCTTCGGGCAGTTCTCCGGCTACTACATCGTGGATCGTGTCGGGCTGTCGGTACAGCGGTTGTCGGAGTTGTACGCCGAAACCGACATCACCCTGCTTCTGGCGCGGCGTCGCGTTGGCGGCTACTGCGTGGAGCCGTACCGGTTCCGACTCGGGCAGATGAGTTCCTAGCCTAGACCTGGGCCATGAAGGGGCGGGGCTGCCCTCCGCCCCTGAGCTTCTAACAGGAGACACACGACATGGGTACTGCTGCTAAGTGGGACATCCTCACCACACTCGCCTCGAACAACCGGGGCGTCGCCAACGCCACCAGCGCCAACTCGTCCGGCACGACTATTGACCTGCTGGACTACATCAACGTCGGTGGCCGGCAGATGAAGGCCATCCTCAACGTCGGCACTGTCACGAGCACCGGCAACCTGTCGGTCAAGTTGCAGGAGTCGAGCACCAGCGCCGAGGCCGGTTTCAGCGACATTAGCGGAGCGGTGTTCACCACGACCGCTAGTTCCGCGTCGCTGACCGGTTCGGAGACGATCCACTTCCGCACCAACAACCGCTATGTGCGCGCCGTCGGGACCGCCGCCAACACGGCACAGGTCAACTACGGTGTCTACATCATGGCCGAGAAGCGCCTCGTCTAACCCCCGCCTCAGGGGAGGGGCAGCGTCGCCTCTCCCCGCCCCTACCCTAGCACCAGGAGGTGCATTTGTCTCAGGTCTACTGGGCGGTGCTCATGGAGCGGACAATCCCCGACTATGCGTTCGCAGCGTTCATGGATATGTCTATGCGGGCAGGCAACAAGGGCCACGCGCGTATAAACGTCGGCTACACGCGCATTGACGTGGCGCGTAACCGCGTTGCCCAGACGTTTGTCGAGGCAACCGACGATCCCGACGACGTGCTGATCATGATGGACATGGATCACATACACGCCCGCGACACGCTAGACCGGTTGGCCGGCCACGGTCAGGACGTTGTGGCCGCGCTCGCGTTCCGGCGCTGCCCGCCCTATGACCCGCAGATGTACAAACTGGTAGACGGTGCCCTGGTACAGCCGAGCACGTGGGAGCCGGGCCTGCTAGAGGTGGACGCCTTCGGCATGGCCGCGTTCGCCGTCCGGCGGCGCGTATTCGACACGCTGGAGGAGCGCGGCGTCCACTACCCCTGGTTCCGGTTCTGGTATCCCAACGTGCCGATGGCGCAACAGTCGTTTCCGTCTGAGGACATATTCTTCTGCATGTGCCTCGGCGCGGCGGGCATCCCCATGTATGTGGACACGACGCTAGTCGCGCCACACCTAACCGTTAGCACCGTCGCCGATGATACCTGGGCCGCCTACCTAGAGGATCACCCCGGCCTGAGGCTGGACGCCAAGCCACTGCCGCAGGGCCTAGCGGAGAAGCTGGGTGTGGCGGTGACGGCGTGACGATAGATCAGCTAGAGGCCGCCGGGAACCCGTTAGCCTTGCAGGCGTTGTTCTACAGCGATGGCGTGCAGACGCACCTTGACCTGGGCAGCAACCGGGGACAGACGTTGCAGGGCCTACCGAAGGACGGGCTGACGGCGGTGGAGTTGTACGCGCCCAGCGTAGAGGAGTTGCGCCGCCAGGGATACGACGTCGTGTTCGGCGACGTGCGGGACGTGGTGGCGGATTACCTGGACGAGGGCCGGACGTTTGACCGCGTTACCATGTTCGACGTGCTAGAGCACCTGCCTCGCGCCGATGGCGAACGGCTGATCGGGCAAATCGAGCGGCTTGCCGAGCGCGACGTGGTGTTCTTCGTGCCGATAGAGACGCCGGAGTTGCACACCGACCCAGAGTTCGCCGCCTACCGCGAGTGGTGCCTGTCGCAACACGAGGACGGCCAACGCGACCTGCAACGGCATCTGTCCTACTGGACGCAAGAGGACTTTGCCGAGCGCGGTTACATGACGTTGCTGCTAGAGGACTTTCAGGGCGGCAAGTGGCCCGCCTGTTTCGCGGCGAAGCACGTGCGCGAGGAAGACGCGATGGCAGCGGTGGCCCGCGTGCGTGCCCGGCTGGACGCGCCGCCGCCCGCGCCTGAGGCGCACGTTGCCGAGCCGTGCTTCATCGCCGGGCGTCGGCACATGACACTCGGTCGGGGCGTGATTGTCGGGCCGTATGCCCGCCTAGAATGCGTGCCGCTGTACGCCGGGCGGCGGCACTACCCGCACCTAACCATCGGCGACAACACCACAATCGAGTGGAACGCCCACATTGGCTGCGCGGGCAAGGTCAGCATCGGACGCGACTGCATCATCGCCGGGCGCGTGACCATCATGGATCACGAGCACGGTTACGACGCCACCCGCCCGCTACACGGTCAACCGCTAGACGTGGGCGAGGTGGAGGTTGGCGACTCGTGTTTCATAGGCGAGAACGCGGTACTCCTCAAGGGCGCGTGTGTTGGTGCCCATTCGGTGATCGGCGCGGGGGCAGTAGTGACCGGCGACATCCCCGCCTACTCCGTTGCCGTCGGTGCCCCGGCGCGTGTGGTGCGCCGGACGTTGGGCCTAACGAGCATCGTGATACCGACCTACAACGGCCTAGACCTACTGAGGCCGTGCCTTGACGCCATCGCTGCCCACACGCCGGAGCCGCACGAGATCGTCGTGGTAGACAACGGCAGTACCGACGGCACGACGGCATGGCTGACAGAGCACCGTCCCGACGTGACAGTAGTAGCGCTACCGGAGAACGTCGGCTACCCGTGCGGCATCAACTACGGCCTAGAGCGGGCCACCGGTGACTACATCGTCACCCTCAATAACGATACCGAGGTCACCGCCGGTTGGCTCTATGAGATGATTGCCGTCCTCGAAGCCGACCCGCGTTGCGGCCTGGTCGGGCCTATGGGCGACAACGTGAGCGGCATACAGCGCGGCACGCCCTCTCGCGGTTCCGTAGAGACGCAACGGCTCACGGGCTTCTGTCTGCTCATGCGCCGTGCGGTGGTAGAGCAGCTAGGCGGACTCGACACGCGGTTCGGCCTGGGCAATTACGACGACGACGACTACTGCCTGCGAGCCATTATCAAGGGCTGGACGCTGCGCGTCGCGTGTGGGGCATTCGTGCATCACGTCGGCTTTCAGACCTGGCAGCGCACGGGCACCGACCTAGCCGCCCTGCTAGAGCACAACCGGCGGCTGTTCTATGAGAAGTGGGGCTTGCCTGAGGACATGCCGGAGGAGGGCGCGATGATAGACCTAACCGCCGCCCGCTACATCCCCCTGGTGGAGGAGTAGGTTGGCGACGCCCGACTATTGCACCGCCCGTGACGTACAGACAGCGCTACCCGACGGCAACTGGGGCGAGTCATACGATGATGCCCTGGCGCTCTGTGTCACCCGTGCCAGCCGGGCGATAGACGCCTACCTACGCCGGGCACCGGGCGCGTTTGCCGTCAGTGCCGACAGCACGCGCTACTTTGACGGCACGGGCGGCGCGGTGCTTTGGCCGGGCGAGTTCATATCCGTCACCAGCCTGTCGGTAGCGGAGACGGGCGACGTAACCAGCTACACGCTCTGGGCGGCCACCGACTACATGCTCTGGCCCTACAACGCCGCCGCCGAGGGGATGCCCTACGAGCGAATTGACCTAGACACGTTGTACGGCAGGAAGACGATGTTTCCCCGCTACCGCAAGGCGGTCAAGATCGTGGGCAAGTTCGGCTACAGCACGGCTGTGCCGGACGAGGTGCAGGCCGCCGCCATTATCGAAGCGGCGCGGCTGTTCAAGCGCGGGCAGGGCGGCTACCAGGAC